TTCCTCTATTTTAGTATTGAATGTTTACGTTGTCCTTCGAGAAAGCTTGTTTAAATTTCTCCCTTAAAGTTAGTTGGTCTTGAGTTGCATCGCCATTATTGTTGGCAACCACCTCTTCTTCGATTTCTGCATTTTCGATAGCTTCTTCAACAACCTCTTCGGTTGATTCTTCTGCTACTTCTTCTGTAGATTCGCTTGCGGAAGAAAGTTCAGAAATTCTCTTTTGAACTTGCTCTTCAACTTTAGCTGCAATAGCTTTTTGTTGTTCTTCCTTAAAAGATTTTGTTTTGTGTTTCCACATTACAGAAAGTTTTTCCTTATACTCATCATAAGCTTCTTCCGTGGAATCAAGTGATTTAAGATCAGAAGCAAGAACGATTCGATCTTCGTCTTCTAATTCGAAAAGATCATCAAGCGCGCTCATTCTGTCGTTAAACTTCTCGGAAGCTTCTTTTGCAGATGCTTCAGTTTTGAGAAGCTCAACTTGCTCGTTCATTGCTGCGATTTCTTCTTTTAAAGATTCAATGGTCTTCTTAGACTCTTCGGAAGCTTGAACGAGTTCTTCGTTTGCTTTTCCCATTTCTTCTTTGTCTGCTTGCCACTGGTCATTCTTTTGAATGATGGCGTCATGAAAAACTTTAGTGATGTTGGCAATAGCCTCTTCAGAAAGTTTCTTAGACGAAGCTTGAGCTTCTAAGGTTTCTTTTACTTGGTTTAAAATTTCTTGTTCCATAATGATATTAGGTTTTAAGTTCTTGCTTAAATTTACATCGTGTTTACGTAAATGGGAACTTTTTATTTTTTTTATTTCGATTTTTTCATAGCTGGAGCTTTCTCCGCTATCTTTTAGTTTAAATTCTCGGATGCTTTTTTCGTCTACAGTTAAACCCTTTACAGCGGCTGCCGGATTAGCTGTGAAACCGATTCCAAGAGGATAAACATCTCCAACGATCAAGCGATGAACTTCTTCTCCGTCGTCGTTTCTTCCGTTTCCTCCATATGCCTTAAGAAATTGTTTATTTTCTTCTTTACCTTCTTCGTCTTCGATGATCTTCGCATCTTTTAAATTGTCGCTTCCAATGGCAATTACATAATCATTGAATCCAATTTCCCAGCTCGCTGATACTTTTTGATAAAGCTCATCCTCTTCATCTACGGATTTCTGAACGAGTTCTGCAAATTCGGGGTTAACCGTTTTATATACAACAGAAGATAATGCAATATTAAAAGGCTCATCACTTGCAGCCGCTTCTTCTTCGCTCATCAATTCGTTTGTGCCAAACTTAGAGAATGAAGCTCCTACGATATGTCCAACCACTTTCTTTCTTTGATGCTCTATATTAGTGGGCTTGTGAATGAAGTAGTCTTTTATAGCTATTGCAGTCTCTGTATCGATTCCATCTCCATTCTTATTGAACATGTTTGCTACGGCGCCGTTAAATGCTACCCCAACTAAATCAATGTTCTTTCCAAAATCAATATCTTCTGGTATCAAGTCCCTTAAGGATTCAACAGACGCTAAAGACTCAATCTGTTCGCTTTTCGGGCTAGAAGCTACAACACTTTCAGAAAACTTACATATATACTTAAAAGGTAAACTCATATTAATATATTAATACACAAGATTATTTACTATCAATATTTATTTTTTTACTATGATAAAGTATAGAAGCAGGATAAGATACAATTTCATGCTGTTCAGAAATATCTAAAACATCAGATAAAATATTTAATTTTTCAATATTATTAAAATCTTCAATACAAGAGCTTAATGCTTTTTCCCATTGGTCATGTTCTGTTGACATAACTATGCTTTCTGTTAATGTATCTATAATACCTTTATGTTCTTTAGATAATCTTTTCTTTCCGTAGTGGTTCTTTAGCGCCGATTCAGCTTGCTTGCGTAAAGCTTCAATGCTGTACACCACTTCTTGAATATTCTTCCTACTGTGAACCTCGTCTGAGGCTAATACTCCACTAGGCTTGGTTGTTGTTCCTGCTGGTCTACCATTGTCTTGCTTGACGGCAGGCTTTGCTGGTTGAGGCTGTCCTGGTTGAGGGGGAGGCGGTCCCTTCTTCATTTGTTCTTGAGATACCTTTTGCTGTTCAACACTCATCTCGTGCTGCTCTTCTTTCATCTCTTGGTCTTCTTCGCTTAGAATAGGCTGAGATGCGGACAACGGAGTATAAAATCCTTTCTCTCTATCTTCAACAAATCTTTCTTGCGCTGGGCGAAGATCTTGAGGATCTGGGTAAACGCCTTTCTTTAGGGCGGTCATTCCTTGTTCTGGGGTTATGATTCCCATCTCGATTAACCTGGACGTTACTCTTTGTAGTGGCACTTCATCCTTGATATCTATCGCTGCGAATTTCGCCGTTGGAAAATTCTTAAAACCCATTGCTTGACAAACTTTCTTTATCTGGGGCTGCATAAAGTCATTAAGAAATGCACTTCTAGCTTCTTTTAATCTCTCTAGAAATATCTGAGCTTTTACTTGAGTACTTGAGTAATTCTCTTTACCCACAATAATGTTCTGTAAACCTTCCTTGATATCTTCGTTTACTATTTGGTACTTAGTCGGACCTAGAACCTTATTTAGATCAGGTATAACAAATTCCGCCTTGGTTGTATAGTCTGCAATTAACGCCCGCCCAATGCTTTCATTCTGGAAGAGGGATTGCATTGCTTTTAAATTATTTGGATTAACTCCTCCTTTGTCTGGAGTATTCCCCATTGTCACCAATAAGATTACATTTTCAATGGTACGAGTTATAGCTTGATCTATTTTCTTTAACTCCATTTTCCAATTTATATCATCAAGTACAGAGAAACCAAAAGGAATAGCAAAAGGCTCATAATCTTGTTTTTTATAAAAAGAAAAAATTAATTTATTAGGATCTAAATCAACCATGATTCCGTCTGACATCCACTGGTTCTGCTTTATCTTATCTTTAGCGTCTTTAGGCAATGCATTAAACATTTCCTGGTCGTAGTCGGACTGAGGGAACTTCAACTTCTCTATATCGTACTCACTTAGTATTTTTTTATAGATGCCATTCTTTGCGCTAAAAGTCAAAGCTCTGTCAGCCACAAAGTCATATGGGTTTAAAAATATGTAACCAACAGGTATTTTCTTGGATCCGATGTTTTTACCTTCCGCTCCATAAACCTGATTCAGTTTAATTAAATCTTCTGTAGTGAACTTACCGTCCAGCTTGTACATGAAAACATTACCTGACCTATAATACTCCCTGAAGTATTGATCCTTTAACTTCCATATGTTTATCTTCTGCATCCATTTGTCTATGAATATCTTTGCTTTCTCTGAGCCTCCGTCTAAATAAATGTCTGAATTTGAGAACTCAGCCATTACGTCTATAGCATTCCTGAAGATTGGTACATTCGCATAAGCTTTTTGACAAAGTTCAATGGAAATCCTTGGGCTTACATAAGAATCCTTGTACGAGTACGGTAATCCTAGACTTTCGATATTTGCATATTTGTTTGCCTTAGGCTGTTTTGTTGCTTTGTTTGATCTGTAACGAGTTCCTTCTTCTCCCTCTATTTGACCTACGTTTCTTGAGTAGTTTGCCTGAGTATAATAAGACTCTCCCGCTGTAGCTGGCTTTACTTCTTGAGTATTTTCGGCTTTACTTAATAAAGAATTTAGATCTTCTTTCTCCGCCTGACCTGCACTTGCGTTGAATTTACTCCAGTATTCTGATTTCTTATTATATTTTCTTGGCATATTATATAGTACACCAAATTTTTTGAAAGTCCATCCAAAGTTGTAAAGTTAACTTTGACTTTACTTTTAAACCATGATTGGAGTAAACGTTGCATCAACATGAGCCTCCTTGGCGTTGGTCATATCGTAATACGTCTTAATCATCCAATTCCCAAGAACCAAAGCTGAATAAGAATCCTTCCTTGTTTTACTTGGCCCGCTTTGCCTTCTTAGGGTCGGGGGTAATCCAAAAGTTTGAGTTCCTTGGGGCGTAGAAGTTACCTGTATCAATGCACATTGATTCTTAGTATAATTAACCATATCCCATTGGTGATCGAGGAAATCTATTAATTTTGCTCCACCGCTACTTTTCAAAAACTCTTTTTGATTAGGTACAAATATCAAATCGTCCACGGGCACTTTTTTCTTCAATTGCATATGGTAATTGTCATCCAAGGGTCTTGAACCAAACCATATCCTTTTATGATCTAAGTTGGCCTGTAAAAGTTCATTCGACTTTCTAATCCAGTCAGAATTAGCTTTCCTCAGTATACATATTTTTCTATCTTTTAAATTGTATTGCATCTTGAGATCCCTGAGACCCTCCTGGTAATGCTCCGTATTATCAAGATCAGCAGAGATTTCCTGTATGTTTATATTACTTTTATTAAATTGCTCACTAGCATTAGCTCCCTGTAAAAATTGTACACCTCCACCATAGTCTCCAACAATAGCAACAATATTAAAATGAGTCAATAAGTAATGAAAATAATTAATATGATCCTGCATCTTTAAACCAGGAACAGCATAACTATGAATTAAAGTACCAGATTTTGTATTATCATTTAATTTAAATAATTGCA